AGTCAGGCAGGCACATTCACCGCATAATTATGTAATAATTTTCTTTTTTTATTTATATGAAAGTTAGTGGATATAATTTCCAGCAATCTCTACAGAATTTAAAGAGACTCAACAGGGTGTGCGAAAATTTTTACGATTTTGATACCGACATCTACAACCTTCCGCTCTTAGACAATCCGGAAGAAGTCACCGAGAAACTCCTTAACAAATACTCCCCTTTAACTACCCTTAAATCAATTGAATTTATTATAGCATTCCTCAGGAATGTCGGAAGCGAAGAACGACTAGTAGAAATATACTCAGGACACCTTAGTGATATGATGGATATGCGCCACAATCCTCAGGCGTATTCCAAACTGGCATCGCTCGCACCACTACGACAGGCGGTGGCAGAGAGGTACACCGAATATATGGGGACTTTGAGGTCGTATTCGGCATTCCGCAATTACTTAGTTCTAGTGCTAGTGACCTTTGAAATACCTCTTAAAGCACATCAATTACTCTCAATAGAATATTATAAAGACCCAACACCAGGACAGACACTAGTAGGGGACATTATTTTAGGATTCTCGTCATTACAAAATACATTTACTTTCTATATAAACGAAAGAAAAAAGAAAAAAATAGTGTGCCAGCAGACACACCGCGTGAAGAATAACCTAGTCCATTCCGTATTGCTGAAATACATAAGTAATTATAAATTGAATAATAGTCTATATTTTATTTCCGCATCCACCGGTGCCGAGTTGTCTAAGTCTAATATATCTAACTGTGTATTGAATTTGACTAATAAAATAATGAATATACAATTGACGCTACAGCAAATACGCAATTTATTTCTTGGAAGTAATAATTGTTAGTGCCCTTGAACCTCCGGTGGTATTCGCCTGTGATATACGGACGTATCTTGCTGCTACGTTGTCTATATTTATACCGAATGCCCCAGTGGATGACTGTATTGATGCGAATAGATTTTGCTGGGTGTAAAATGTGGAATTGTCATTAGAAAACTGGACCTCAATTTGGTCGCCTGTAGTATTAGTAGTGCTACCGAAGATTGCGACGTGCTGAAATCCATTCATATCGGCAGCGGTAGAATTAGTTGTGACACCAGCACCAGGTGTGGCGGATTCTGATGATGCGGTGACGTTCGCACCAGCGGATGAGACTGGGACGGCAGATTGATTACTAGCGATTACTACAGAGAGCGAGTCGCTCATTATATCCTGACCGAGAGCGGCAGGAAGTTTTGCTGAAATACCTGTGAGTGTGGTGGAAGCAGTGGCGGTGGATGTGTCTATTGTGCCTAAATGTGCTTCAGCATTAGTTAGAATACCGTTGGCAGTGCTCTGTAATGAACTAGTGGCGACATTACTAGAAATACTACTACATGATGTATCTATTGCTCCAAGGTGGACTTCTGCTGCTGAGAGGGTCGCCTCGCTGGCGGCACCTGAGGGAAGGGCGGATGTCACGACGTCCACCTGAAATTCACTCCCTGAGACGGCGCCAGCGAGTGTTGTAGAATTACTAGCGATTGTAGAAAGGGATGAATTACCTGTAGATTGGTTGGAACTAGTGGCGAGACCGATTGAATTACCGGTGACATCTACATTCGCTGAGAGGGCACCACCTCCGCTGGAAGCGATGTCCATTTTTAAGTGTCCTGCTGCTGTGACTTCGCAGTTTTGGACGGCATTACTGGGGTTGACTCCGACGATTAGTTGTCCTGACATGTTGTGGTACAATACACATCCATTTTTATTTTCTCAGCATATTTTATACAAAAAAAAATGTCAGAACAGGAACAGAATGTAGTAGTGAAAGTAGTAGGTGAGGAAGAAATATTTAAGAAACCCGCCAAGGCGAAGCGGAAACTGACCGACAAGCAGAAGCAGGCGCTCCAGGAAGGTCGTAGAAAGGCGAAAGCGAAACGTGAGAATGAACTGAAAGAGAAACTGGCGAAGGAAGCGAAGCAAGAAGCAGAAAAAGAATCAATAAAGAAAGCAAAGGAATTAGAGAAGAAGAATAAAGCGGAGAAGAAGTCTAAGGTGACCCAGCAGGAAGATGCGAGAGCGAAGGTCCGGAAATTTGAGAGGGATAAGAAAATAAAGAAGTGGAACGATATAAAATACAGCGCACTTTCAAATTGCGAATCCGAAGAACAATTCAACGACGCAGAAAAAGTTCTCAATACAATTAGCGAGGATGAGGTCTGTGATTCCGGCAAGTTGAAGAAGAAAATAAATGCCTACCTCAAATATTTTGAGGACGTGAATAATAAAAAAAATCCTCCCACTATACATAAAGTAGTATGAAAACAATAGTAACCACCTATCATCCAGACGGCACCGATAGTCCACCACCACACACACAGCACTGCTTAGACAGACTCACCGAGATGGGATACGACTACACCGTGGAAGTCTCACGACACAACGATGCGAAGATTTGTGCCATCGCATTTTTAAATGCCTTAGACATTTTAGAGAAATATAAAGGGGAGGATTTGTTATTGATTGAGGATGATTGCCTGATGGATATAAAGAGGGAAGACTTAGAAGAACTTTTAGAGTTCCACCAGTTCCCTGGGATTGTGCGTGTTGTCTATGCGAAAATACACAACACAGGCACCAGTAGATGGCGAACACGATTCCGCACAAATTTATTGTGTACTGGAGCGCAGGCGGTTTGGATTGCTGGCGAGTATCACGAAGAATTGATTGAGAAGATGAAGGAGGCACAACCCCAGCACTTTGATTGTTTCCAGTCAGGATACCCAGGTGTTAGAGAATTACAACTAGACAAATCGCATGGACGGCAACTTCAGCACTACTCAAGAATTATAGGACGAACACGAAAAGGGGTGAAGATATAATATCTATTATTATATTACTTATAAATGTCTAATACAATATATATTGACGCTAGTACATCAAATGCGATAAAAATAAATGAGACCAATAACCGCTTCACATATCGCCTTCCCAACGCAGTTGAGTTGCCGACTGGGACTGAAATCGCACTACAAAATTCTATTATAAATCTTAAGGGAATCACCGGCGCTTCTATTGAGATTGAGGCGGATATTGAGGAACGCATGATATATCAATACTACAGCATGGATACTAGTTATATGGTGCCCACTTATGAAGTGACCACGCAGACAGCATCAGCACATAACTATCAAATTCTCATAGACCACGGAAAAAACTTCAATCGCAATAGAGAATTTCCAAACGTCATCCCTGACGCTGACCTGTTAGGTGTGCCATATATAGACCAAACTAATAACGCCCTTGCTGGATATTGTGAGGTGCCGATGCCTCTGTTAGCATCATACACGCACAGTGATGACGTCGGCACACAGACTGCGATTCCGGCACTCGGTATCTCTACTATAAAGATACCCAAGGGCATTTATTCTATAGACAAACTCTCACAATTGATATCAGACCAAGTCAATAATATAGACACGGAAAACCCCGCTATTCAAAAAGGTAATAATAGTGAGACATTTTATTATAACCAAAATTTTATGAACCAATATTCAGGATATATTGCCAATAATTCTACCGTCCGTAATTTCAATGTAGAAGAGTCAGGATTATGGGTAGAAATACACGGAAAAAACTACGCAAATTATAGCAAACTACACCAATTATTACCCATCGTCCAAGAAACGCCACCCCTCGTCCCTGATGGAAATACTATTCCAGGTGCCATACCACCAAATTATATAGTGCTAACTAATAATGTGTTCGCAACGACTGATAATGTAGACGTGAATAAAGGGATGTGCTCTGTGATTGGTGTGTCAGGGACGACGAGCGAGCGATGCCGATTTAACGCGATGAGAGGCGGATTCGGAGCAGGGAATGTGAGAAGAGGATGTAATTTTTTTGATATTACTAGAAATGATGGAGACATCGCCGAAGGCGAAGGGATGTATTTTCGTGGATGGGAGCAAGTGAATAACCTTGGTGGAGGTAATGGAAAGGAATTAGTATTTATTCCAGCAGGATTCAATTTATTTGATAGAGGCATCGCATTCGGCACAGACAATTTTTCTATATCCTACGAACCCAAGGGAGGATTTGCTTTCAATTACCTTCACCAACCACAAAAAATTCCAACCTGTAGTAAGAATGGTATTAGTAATGCGAACCCAGGACAAGAATGTATTTTTAAAAAAGACCCAGTCTTGGAATTCGTCGGTTTCTCTCTATCAACCGCAGCAGGTGGGCAGAACGTGACGGCAGGTTGTCAGGCACTTACTAATTTGATGACGAAATTAGGTGGATTGATGGTGACGAACTTCGCATTTGATACCGCACGGCGACTGGGGGACCTGTCACCGGAGCAACCGACCAAATTAGCAGCGGTAGACCAAACCCCTGGAAACTTGATCGCCTGCCAGCAATACGCATTCTTCAGCGAGTTCTTTTCTACAGAAGAAAAAGCGAAGGCAGCGTGGGAGACAACCCTGTGGTCTCGCCTGGGATTCACTTATGATGACCTCGTCAATCCCGAAGTCAATCTTGCTGGAAAGGGAAGATATAGCATGTACAACCAAGATGTTCAGGTAGGCGGATTCACTACATTCCAAGATATAGACAACTCAGTTCTTTCTACGATGTCCGGATTGTATTGTCCCATCAATCAGGCAGATACCCCAGCGACAACTGGATCCCCTGGTGCCCCAGGTATAGGGGACATCCCAGCAATCAATAACGTCCAGGTATTCAATCTGACTAATACAAATCAACCGATGGCAAAATTCTCAAATGATATTGTAGATACCAGCGGTCCTGTGAATGCTGCTCCATTCAATAGTTCATACTACGACCAGGCGACGATGGTTCCTGCGATTACTAAGGGAAAACCTTATACCGCTAATAGACTGCCAACACTTTCTAAGAACGGATATTTATTAGTCACTAGCGACTTAGTAGAAAGCACCGATATTATGAAGAACCAGCAGAATGATGGCATCTTAGATTTGATACCGAAGTCCAATCTTTCTAACCAGGACTATATGTCCGATAGAAATATATTGACGCACACACTATCAAATCCAAAGAGCGTGAATGAGGTCACTATAAATATATTGAACCCTGACTTAACTGATATACCCCTTGAACCTAATACAACCTGTCTATTAAGAATTACTACACCGATACCAAAACCCACACAATATATGGCGAAGGTCGCCGAGACGGTCGCAGAACAACAGGTCGCGAATGTAATAGCACAGGACATAGAACAACTCACCGACCCCAACGTAGCAAATGTGAATGGAAGAATAGACCTCAGTAATATTATAGGGGAACAGGGTCGTGGTGACGGCGTTGACCCATCGGATGTGGATAGAGCACGCGATGAGGTGGAAGTAGAACAGGCGCTACAAGGTGCCCCAGGACCTCTGCCTGAAGCACCGCCTGAAGACGCTGGCGACCAACCAGTCCAAATGCCGGACATGCCGGCACAACCTGACGAACCTGACCCGCCGCCACTCCCTAGTAGATTTGATGACCCACAATTTACTGGCAGAGCAGACCCAAATGTCCCTGACGTGGGAAGCGAACCTGATAGACCTGACGCTCCACCACGCACGGATGAACCACGACTACAGCGTGGTGAGGAACCACAACCGAACCCTGAGGAACCACCACAACGCGAAGAGGAAGTCCGCGAAGGGCGCAGACAATTAGAAGGTCAAAAATTAGCACTAACAGAAAGACTGTCACGATTAGAAAGCGAACACAGAGCAGAGCAGGCACAGCGCGGAGTAACGGTGGGAAGAGGCAGGAAACCAAAGGCACAGAAGAATACATTATTAGAAATCAAGAATGCGCAATCTGCGCTGGATCGTGTGGAAGAACGCCTTAGTGGATTTGACCAGGAACAGAATGCTAGAACACGGTTGGAAGCACAAGCAAACGTCCAACGAGCACGACAGCGCGCACGTGAGGCAGGAGGTGATATGGGAAGATTTCTTCCACTAGGACTAAGAAGAGATAGAGCAGCGAATAAAGCATTAGAAGCGCAAGGACGAAATGTGCCGATTGGTGGATTTCAAAGGAAAGGTGCTAAGAAAGTCCGCCGACTCCAACCTATAGCAGGACAGAGACAACGCGAAGAACCTGCGAGAGGGTCTCCATTAGCGCCGGTGCCTGATAGTGGATTTGAAATGACACCACGGTCAGCGGCGGCAGGTCCCGGTGGAGGGGCGAGAAGCACTACGACAAAATCAGCAGCAATACCTGACTCTGGATTTGAGACTACACCGGCGAGTGCTGGACCGTTTCAGTTCCCACCCCCTTCCTGAGTGACCCCTTAAATACCTGCTGACTTTTAAAAAATACCATGGAATACCGCTTCCCCTGGAACGGCATAACCCAGTGTGAATATTTACTTCCATCAAATTTCATAGATTTATATTTTATATTGAATGACTCCTTGACTTCAGGAGTCTCTATAACTAAGTCTCCCCCTGTGTAGTCACCTAGTCCTATAATAATTGACGTGCCCACATTCTTGCTGTCCTTGTGCTTCGGACAGGGGAAGTTCTTATTCAATTGAATATTACACCACTGGAACTCAGGGAAGTATTCATTCATAAACTCGCGTGTGATTTGCTGGAACTCAGGGTATTTGTCCACTATCTGTGTCTGATAGACACCCTTCTCTTCAGTCAGGGTGCGACGCTTTGTTGGTGACATATATCCCTTCCAGGTGTATCCATAGAGCATTGACCCACCGTCGTAGGTGTGGTTAGAATGCTTCCACATTCTCAATCGTTCAGTTCCTGAGTAGAACTTCATTTCGTCTAAATGTGATTCAAGGATTAGACAATCGCCGAACCAATCTTGTCCGTTGATGTAATTATAACCAGGCATGATTATTAGTAGAATATACCTAGATTTTAATTTTAATTTTTCTATAAAATTTTTTTATATGTCAATATATTACTTACAAAATGCCCGTCCAAAAGATTTATTTTTCAGTCCCACCAATCAACGACCAAGCAACCCAGTCCGCCGCGAATGTGATGACCGGAGGATTCTCACTCAATAAAGGCAACGGTAATATAAAGTTCGCCATCTCCGCTCAGGACAGATTGTTAGATACTAGTGATATGTATTTGACTGGGCGCATCGTCCACGTCACATCTACAGGCGCTCCTCTCACACTCAAGGCAGCAGCAGCGACCACCCTCGCTGAGTTCAACGCCAGTCAAGGTGCTTCCTTACAAGCAGTCACTAACCAAAATGTTTCTAACTGGGGCGGTGTTTCTAATATGATAAAAAGAATATTCGTCCAGTCTAAGAAGTCTGCCGTCTCAATATCAGAACATAGAAACTACCCGATGTACACCAACCTTAGAGCAGGATGGACTAACAGCGACAAGGACTTCTTAGTCAGTCCACTCACACGCACAGATGCCTCAGGTGCCAACGCCAACTTTGTAAATAGACACGCCTCACTAATGGATAACGCTACTACCGGTGGCGCAGGACAAATTCCAAACATGCCAGCAGGACAGAGCGACCCAAATTATGGCAAACCATTCTCATTTAAAATTGATACAGCGCTACTCAACAACCCTGGCGCAATCCACCTTGGCAACAACTATCTCGGCGGTCTCTTAGTCAATCTTGAATTGAATAATGAGAATGGATTTTATTACAACCGCTTCCAGGACCAGTCTAACGGTGCTGACTTAAATGTAGATGGGAGTTATTATATTATAAAAGACCTCAGACTCAACGGTCGCCTCTCAGTCCCCACCCCACGCGACCTCGCATCCTACAATCCTAACATGCTACTCCCAGACAGATTCAATCTCATCAACGACGTCAACTCCTCAGTCAATAGTAGTAAATATACCCCCAACGCTGCCTCAGTCCGTTCAATCGTCAATCTATACCTGGATCAGGACCAGG